TTGTACACGTTGTAGCGGAACGTCGTTGCGACGGTGTCCCACGCGATAGTGTTGAAGTTGCCGAGCGTGCGCAGCGTGTTGTCGTCGCTGTCCGGCGTACCAGCCGCAGACTCCGCGCCCTCGTCATTCAGCGCGGTGACCGTGTAGGTATACGTGATCGCGGGCGAACCCGGCACTCCCTCCGCGCTTACCGTGATATTCGCGGGCGCTGCCAGCGCAGCATTAAACGACACTGCGGTGTACGTCCAAGTGTTGTCATCCACCCGCGTCAGCTTCGCCGTCGGATACAGCTTGTGCGCGATCACTAGATCGTCGACGAACTGTGCCATACTCGCGAAGCGAACATGCGACTGCGAATACGGCGGGGTGAGCAACACCGGGCCGGTATCCGCCGCGAGCGCGACAGTATCGCCGGTCACCAGCCCGAAGTATGGCTCATACGAGAACTCATCCCACAGCGCCGGGCCAACGTCGATGGATACATCGTCGATAGCGAAATTCGCATCACCCCAAGTTGCCAGCGCGCCCCAGCCGACGTGTGTCACGTTGGCGGGGATGGTCGTCGTGATGGTAAGCTCGACCCAGGCCGCTGTCTCAGCGCCACCAGCGAAGAAGCCCTGCGCGTTGATTCGCTCTATACCTTCCACGAGCGTTGGATCAAGGTCCACGTTAACCTGATCTATAACGGATGTGCCGCTGTACAACATCAAGTGCGGCATGATGCGCGATTCTAGATCACTCGTTGAGTTTGATCCATTAACCCACATCGTCATCGTGACTTCTTGACCGACAGTCACCGCGACACGCACATCGTTACGCACGAGCAAGGTCTCGCCGTTCGGGTTGCTGGTCACACCGAGCTTCAACGAATACGTGCCCGCGTGCACAGGTGCATTCGCGTTCACCGCGTGCGAACCCGAATTATTAAACCCACCACCTAAGCCTAAGCCGCCGGTAAGCGCGCCGCCGAATATGAGGTGACCTTCTGTGCCCAGCTCAAGGTCAAAGTTCCAGCTTGGGCTCGTCACCGGCCAGTGGTCGACGATGGTGAACGTATCCGCCGCCGGGGCGCTGAACACGAACCACGTCACGTTCATAAACTCGGCTAGCTGATTGACGCCCGCCTGATCGGGGTTCACCAAGGTGAAGCCCTGGAAGCGAATAGCGTCGCCCGGTACGAAGCCGTGCGCGCCGTCAGTGGTGAAGACCGCGGGCGTAATCGGCAACCCGTCGGCTTCTACCCATATGTCAACATCGAGAATGTCGACCGTGTCGCCGGGGTCCGTGCCTTCGTTGACGAGATTGGTGCCGCCGATAACGCGGATATACGCGTCACCGAACTCCAACAAGAAGCCTTGTCCATCTTGCCGCACGAACGGCGCGAGCCACGCCGGTTGGTTGTCGTTCGTAGTCACTATGAAGCGCGAGCCCGCGCGATTCTCAAGCGCGCCCTGCGGCGTGATCACCGCGTTGTAGCAGCGCGCGAGTCCGATAGCGTGCCGCGGTAGATCGACACGCCCGTACATTTCTTCGCTCAACTCGCCGCCGGCAAGCGAGCGCCACTGATGGCGACGCTGTTCGATCATCTGTCGCTGATCCAAATCGGCGTGTAATCGGCGTACTGCGTGTCATCCTTGTTCGCGTTCGCGTTCATGGCGCTTGCTACCAGAAACGTCGCGCGCGCGCGATCACGCAACGACTCAGCCAGGGCGATACCGAGCTTACCTTTCAGGATCGGGCCGGCGAGATATGAGCCAAGCAGCAGGGACAGCGCGACGATGAACGTCGGCGAGTAGCGTCCTGTCTCTTCCTCGCGGTATATGTAGTGCAACACCGCGTCTGTGACATTCGTCAGCAGCAGCGTGTCCAACTCCGTGACATCCGACTCAATCTTGAACGACTGGCCGGGATAGTCCATCGCCGCGCCGGGCGGGCACACCTTGATCGCTCGAATGTAGTCGCTCGGCAGCGAGTACGCGTACGCCCACTCACCATTCTCGAACTCGACGAGCGATAGCTCCAAGTTCCAGCGCTTCGTCGCGAAGGACCAATCGTGTAATTCGAGCAGCTCGTCGCGCGCGATGGGGAAGAACGTCGCGCAGTGCTGCGCCTGGATAGAGTTATCCGGCGGATCGATGCTGTTGACGCGAGCAGCGTCCGCGATATGCGAAAGAGCTAGCCTACAAATCTCGACCTGAGAAGCCATCGACTACTCCTATGCTGTTTAAGGCACCCTAACTAGGTTAAGGCACCTTAAAGAGCAGCCGGGGATTTCTCCCCGGCGCTCAACGTCGGTTATACCAAGTCTTCGTTCGCGTCTGCGGGCGCGCCGGCCTGTGCTTCTGCCAATGTGATCGGCGTCGGCGAAACAGGCGCGGGAGGGCGCGGCTTGCCGAGTTCATTCATCACGTCGATGAACGATTTTCCCGGCGAGACTTGTCCGTCATGGCGCTGGGGAGAAAGCTCGGCGTCCGCGGGCGCGGGGCCGACATCCTCGAACCAACCTTCTTTCACGTCCGCGCGCACGTAGAACGTCGCACCGACTCGCCGACGGTGACCGTCGTACGAGCCGGCGCGCAGCGCGCGAACCTCTTTCAACTTCTGCTGGGCCATGCGTTTCTCCGTTTGCGTTTTCGGTTAGACCGTCACGCCTTCGGTCGCATCCGGGTACGCCTTGTGGTCATAGCCGGCGTCGTCCGTGAGATACGCATCCAACGTCAGCACGGCATCCGCCGTCGTCGTGTAATACGTACCGATGAGCGCGAAGTCCGTCGCATTCGGCGGGAACGGGATCACGATCAACGTGCCTGCGGCGACATTCGCCACACCCGTGATCCGCTTCGTCGCGATGATCACCGAGCTGCCGTCGATTGGCGCGACCGTGTCGCCCACGAGCGAGAAGTCGAACGTATCCGAACCGTCACCCGCAGCCGCGGTGATAATGCTGATCACTAGGTACAGCGGTCGGCCCGTGCCGAGATTGCGCCGCACCGCGCCCGTCTCGATATGGTTGGTGCCGGCGACTGCCGAACCACCCGTGACGGTCTGGCCGTCCGAGAATTTCAAAAGTTCGTCGAGAATCATTGCAAGGTTTCCTTTCGTTGAGAGTTGAGGAAAAGTCCGGGCGTACGTTATAGCGCAGAGGCCCGGAGCGTATTCCTAATTACGCGACCTCGGACTCGCCCGAAACGAGCTTGTCGACGCGGCGGACGGGAATGCCCGCAAACGAGACGACTTGCTTGCCGGCGACCATGTCGGTCGTGAGCGTGCTGTTCTTGACAGCGGAGACGGTCTGACGGCGCAGAACTGACAGCAGCGTACGGTTCATGTAGAACGCCGGACGCACACCGCTCAAGCTCTGAATCGTGTCGAGCGAACGCGCCATGAGATCGATCAAATCCGCGCCCGTGGCGGCGTCGCCGACGAGTGCAGCCTGGTCGATGTTCGCGATGCGAACCACATAGCGCCAATCACGCACGGTGAGACCTGAGTCCCAACGATAGTGCGTACGGTAGGCTTCCATGCGACCCGTCGAAGCAACGGTGTTGCCCAACGACTCGACGGTACACTGACCCTTGTCTTCGACCGACAAGCCCGCCTTCGAGCCCTTCGGGTAGAGACAGTGGACCGTGTTCGGACCCCAGCCAACGAGCCAGATCGACGTGCGGTCGGAATCGCCCGCGGCGTTGATGATGTTCGCAGCGCTAAGCGAATTGAAGCGCGGGGTCAAACCCGTGAACGCCTCGGGCTCGGTGCCCTCGTTGCCGTAGAAAAGCGTGTCCGCTTGCTCTTGGTTCATGGCCTGAATGAAAGCCTGATCCTCGGAGAGACGGAACGCGGCGGTGTTGCCATTGAGATCGGCAAGCGCCTTGTCGACTTCGGCGTACGCTTCGAGCATGCCCGTCGTGTCACGGATTTGAACCGTGGTGCTCTTCGACGGTTGAACGAAGCCGTAAATCTTGCGCCAGGTGACGGACGGCAAGCCGGTGCGAGCCGTGGTCCGGTGCCCTGTGCCGTCGTTCGCTTCGAGCCAAACGGCGTCGTCGAGAGCTTCGTTTTCCTGCGCGAGCAGTTCGACGACGGTCGCGATTTTGCCATCCGGGTCGAGGCGCTTTGCCACGTCCATAATGGTCGGGTGAGTCAATGCGAGAAGAGCCATTGCGAGTTACCTCTGTTAGTTTCGGTTGATGGAAGAGAGATCAGTTCATACCAGGGAACAACGTTTTCGCCGCATCGCGCGGCGTGTCGCTGCCCTTGCCTGCCACGAACTCACCGTCAGGCGAGACCAGCTGCCCAATCTTGAGCAAGCCCTTCAATACCTGCGGGTGATCGAGAAAGGGATGCTTGTTCGCATCCTTTTCGATTTCGGGGAAAAACTTCGCGAGCGCGCGCTTCGTGATCGCGATATTTGCGTCGAACGCTGCGCCACCTTCGCCGCCGAGTTCCTTGTCGGCGCGCGCTTGATCGGTCCACTGCTTCTTCAGCGCGGCGAGACCATCGGCCTGCGCTTTCTTGTCAGCGACATCGGCGTCGTTGATGAGCTTCAGCTCACGGTCGAGCAGCGCCTGCGCCTGCTTCGCCGAGTAGCCGTTCGCCTTCGCGTATGCGGCGACCTCGTCGACGATGGGCTTCGGGGCATCGGCTTCGGTCACAACTTCGGCACCTGCCGCATCCTTCGTCGTGCTCTTCACCTTGGCGAAGGTGTACGACTCGGGAACGACGTGCTTGTCTTTGTCGCCTGCGGCGGCTGCAGCGGCTGCGGCATCGGCAGTCGTTTTGGCAGCAGCTGCGGCAGCAGCCTGCGTGGCGGCGTCATCTGCGTTCAGACTCATATACGATTTCCTTTTGATAGGTTAACTAGCACGGGGAGCCATTGCAGATTTTCTGCAACATGCAGCCCGCTCACGGTTCTACCGCGCAGCGGGATAACATGATCAACGTGACAACCAGCGGGTCGGCACTCGTAGAAAAACTTAATCGCGTCAGCATCCGCCCAGCGTTATACGCCTTACGCTGCGCAGCTATTTCAGCCTTGTGGGTAGCGCGGTAATCAGCCATATACACTGCTTTAGCTGGCGTCACGACTGATTCTCTTCCAACAGCTTGTGCGCCAACGTAGGCGTGACTCGCAAGAGCCGTGCCCACACCCGAAGCGCAACATTCCTCTCGCCCTCGCGGAAGTTTGTGTCCCCATCTACACCCGTGAAACTGATGCGCCACATCGGCGCGATGATGTCCCACACAATGCGACGGCCCGCGTTGTGCTGCATCATCCACATGTAATCTGTGTCGAGCTGGTGCTCGTACTGCTCCCGTGCCTTCGCTGCTTCCTCGCGCGCCTCGGCTTGGCCGGCGAGATCGAAGGTCGAGTCGAACTCGTCGCGCTCGCCGCTCACTTCACACCCTCATGCTCGAACGAATAGTGGTTGCCGTCGTTGAAGCGCCCACCCCAGCGGCACATATCGTGCTGCTTCTCCCACCATTCACCCAGCTCACGATGATCTTCCGTAGCGCCGAGAAAACGTCCATCGGCCCGAAACAGATTGATGTCGATGGCGAGCTTATTCTTGTGCGCGCTCTTAGGGTGACCGTAGCCGAGCTTTACACCTATCTCGCCATGCACGCGTGGATCACGGAACAAGTCGCCGAGCCGCGCGCGTAAGCCCAGCGCATGCACCTTGTCCAGCAAGCGTGCTGCTTGCCGGTATCGTACCTTCGAGAAACCCCGCACATCGAGCCGCAGCGCGATGTCCGCTGTCGAGACGACAACGTACGTGCCCGGTGTGGCCGTGGTCAGCGGCTGCGCGCTAAGCGGGATCACGCCGAAGTTGGTGCCGTCGACCGAGCCCTCGATATCGTACGTACCGAGCAAGCTGTACGAGACCGCGTAGTCGTATCCACGCACATCGACGGTGAAGATGATGTCGTTGTCCGCGGCCCCAAGTCCGCCGCTGTACGTAACGACGTTCCCTTCCTGGTTCGCGTTCTTGGTCGGTGCTGTGAGTGCCATTGCTGTTCCTTAGACCGGCAAGCCGATCAACTCGATTACGAACTTGCCAGCGCCGTACGTTCCCGCCGTGGCGTCGCCGCCCGTGAGATAGAGGTACTGACCACTAACCGGAAGACCGATAAGCGCAATCGTGCGCGCGAGCGTGTGATCGCCGCCATTCGTCAGCTGCACTTCGCCCGTGAGATCGGTGACCAACGTATCCTCGACACCAGTGGCTTCGTTCGCGGACCACAGGTCCACGTCAGGATCGCTGGTCGTCGGGACTTCGGCGCAAAACACGGAGCCCGCAACGATTGCGCCGTTGACCGCGTTCGTGATTTGACCGAGGTGCGCGACACCCGCGCCATTCGCGCCGATGATGTCGTTCGCTGTACCGCCGCCGTTGAGCCCCTGAATGTCGACGTAGATGCGCGTGCGAATGAGTCCACCTTCGCGGACCACGCTAGTCGCATACGCTGCAGCCGTGCCTGTGATGCCGACACCGGCCTCGACGCCAAGCGTCGCAGCGCCGAGCAGCGTCTCGCCATTGGCGTCCACGAGCGGCACATGCACCGTGACATTCTCGTCACCGAACGACACGAGCGGATTGCCGGAATTGTCCGTGACTACGCGCACGACATCGTTGCGTGCCGTGAACACGATGGCGACGGTGCCAGCGAGCGTATCCGTCTCGACCAGCGCGGCGCGGAAGCGTAGCGGCCCCGTGCCGACGTTGCGTAGCACCGCAGTCGAAGACTCGGCCCCACCGCTGCCGACGACATCGGCCACGAGAGCATGCACCTGATCGCGCGCGGCTTCCCACACGTACCCGTTACGTGATTGCTGCAATAAGAGCGTGGCTTCGTCCAGGTCCGCAGTTGTCGCGGAGTACGCGGCCGACTGACCCGGAGCCAGCTCGATCACGCTTGAGACGCCTTCGGCGTTGAGTGTTTGCGTCAGCACGTTTGCTTACTCCGATTTCTGGGTCGCGCGGTAGCGACCATAGATAGCGGACAGCACGAGCCCGGCTTCGCCGAGTTCCTTCACGTCGTCCGCGGTAACGACGCCGTCACCTAGCACTTGCGACGCGACGAGCACGAGCACTCCACCAAGCGCGCTGTACGTCAGCTTGCCCTTGGACTTTTCGATGAGTTTCTTGAACATGGCTTTCTGCACCTTACGTTTGATGAGTTTGACGATCCAGGCCTTGAGCAGCGCGGCTATCATTTAAAACAGCCGTAAGCAACGAACCAGTCGAAACGCGCGAGATCGGCACGCCCGTGCGTCAGCACGTAAACATTCCCAACGCGCCATGCGTTCGCCTCGGACTGGCAAACCGTTTGCATCGTATATGGCAACGTCACATAGCCGAGCTTCACGTCTAGGTAATGCACTATCTCGTGCGCTAGTATGGATTGTGTGAACACCGGGTCTGCGAAACGCAGCACCTCGGTATCCATGTGAATCGTGTCGTCGCCGTTGTAGTAGCCGAGCACGCCGAACGAGTACAGCGGCTCCCACACGACACCGGGCGGCGCTAGTCGCGAGCAGTCGTAGTCGAGCACCTTGCACGCGTAGTCGAACGCAGCCTGCGTGTCATGCGCCGGCACAGCGGCGAACACACCATACGTCGGACCAAACATGCCCGCGCACAACGCTAGAAGCAGCACGAATGTCTTCATTGCAGCCTCCCCGGATAGAAGCGTACCGACAACTTCGATCCCGCCTCCGTGTCGCCACGGTCCAGCGCTTTGCGTCCGTGGCTGATGTCGATCTCCCACGCGCGATTCGCGCCGGCTGCAATAGTGATGCCGGCCCCGACGTAATCGGCGGTCGACTCCGCTTGCTTGTTCCACGGCTTACCGCGCGTGATGTCACTCACGTGGTCATACGTAACGAACGCCTCGATCTCCGCACCACGCGCGCCGAGAGCGTAGCCAAGCGCGAAGGCCGAGACGAGCAACGACACAAGCGCCAGGCGCAGTATTCTCATATGCTCGCCGACGGCTGCGCGGCAGCCATGTCTTTCGCAGCAGCAGCGACTTGCGGCGCAGCCTCGACGGCCATTGCCTGCTGTTGCTGCTTTGCGCGATCCTCGCGTATCAACGCGACTTGATCGTCGGCAACGATAAGCGTCGGATCGACGCCGAGTGTGTCGCCGTACACGTCCATCATCTGATCGACATCGAGCTTGTCTGACATGCGCTGCGCCATTTCCGGCATAGTGGCGGCGACATTCAGCACGGTGCCCAACAATCGGTCGATTGAGTTTAGTCCCACCAAGCGCTGGGCTTGCGCGAGCAACGAGACGAACTGCACGACGAGAGGCATCCCGCTCATTTCACGCGGGGGCGGCGGAATCAATCCGCCACGCAGCATGTACGCGAACGTGATCTCGATGAATGGGCCGAGCTTCTCGTCGTGCAGCGATTCAAGCACGGGGCCGAGCATGAGCAGCTTCTCTTCGTGCCGCTCGGCAACTTCGCGCGCGGTCGCCGGCTGCACGCGATCATCGCCGATGATCAGCAGGAACATGTCGACATAGTACGCGCGCTCGACGCGCCCTTCGATCTGCTGGCCCTTCTGCATGACCTTGTCGACGTGGAAGTCGACATCGATCAGCTTCTTCACGCCGCCGCCCGTCGTGTCGACGAACGTCACCGTGCCCGGAGCCATGCTCACCTTTGTGTTGGGCGGCGCTTGCAGCGGCGGCAGCGACATGAAGTCGAGCCCCTGCGCGCTGCGAAGCTCTAGATGCTGCAGCGACTTCGTATCACCAAGCGCCATCATGCCCGGCGAACTACCATACACGTCCGCGCCTCGTGTCTCCCACCGTGGCATTAGGCCGGGGAAAATCTGGAAGCCGGATTCCTTCAAGTAGTCCTGGTCCTGTCCGCCCACCTCGTAGTAACACGAGCTGTAAGGCATGTTCGTGTTTGTTGCCTTCAGCGGGTTGCGCTCGCGACGCGGTTCGATCTGATGCAGCACCGGTATCCACGAGCCGAGTGACTTGCGGTCGTACAAGTTGCGCACGTGCGTCGAGCACCGCTCATACCCAAACTTCTGCACCATCTGGCCGACACGCATGTCGAAACCACGGTACACGGTATCGACGGTGCCCTTGTCGTTCGTGTCCATCGCATACTCGCCGATGGTCATCGGGTAGTGATGCAACACGTTTTCGAAGTCGTCCATGACGATGTCGCCGCTCGTGCCGAACACAAGCAGCTCTTGATAAGACTGTCGGAAGGCACGGTATGTGTTCGACGCGTTGAACACTTCACGCATGCGCTTCTCGACGAGATCGAGCCACTGCTTGACTGCAGGGCGCTCGTTGAGATCGTCGTAAGGGGTCTTGAGTTTGAACCACGGGCGCGCGGGCGACGACGCGCCGCTCATCAGTCCCGCAGTCGCGATACCGACGGCACGCTGCGCGGTGTTGTTCAGAATGTGCGAGTGTTTCTTGTCACCGCGATTCGGCGCGGCAGCGGACGACGTATCGAGGAAGCGACCGGAACGCGGAAGGGTCCAGTGCGCCAGCTCTTGCCAATGGCTAAGCCATGAGCTGCGATCTGTTTTGAGCTGGCCCCAGCGAGAGAGTGCAGCCTCGCGCTTTGTGCGGTAGTCGCTCACGCGCCGAGATACGCGCCTTGCGTCCCGCCACCCATCCCCGACGCGGCCCCTGCGTCAGAGAATCCCGGCGTGCGACGCCGTCGACGTGATGCGAATAGTTCGCTTGAGTCTCGTTCCGTCTGCATAGTGTTGGCCCGCGATTCAGCG